GTGTTCTATTCTCTCGCTACCTTTTGACATATGATTATATACTAAATTATATGCATCATTATCAGCATGCTCTATAGTATTCTTATCAAGAAGAAACTCTGACGGTAATTTGTTTCCCAACACAACTTGGTTGGCAAAATTGAGAGCTTTACGTGCACCAGATTTTTTTTCCTTACCTGACGCAATAGTTTCTATCGCATTGTCGTAAAATTGTCCCATATCAGCATCTGTAAATAAATCTTTATTAGCCTCTGCCATCAACTTAGCACGCTCAAATCGCCCTGAGTCAATATCTCTAATAACATGATTCAATACGAGATTTGCTCTATTAGTTGTATTGGTCTTAGCCCTCTCTCTATCTGCTCTTATCAACCCTAATCGTCTTTCAATCTGCCTACGACTCTCATTGTCCTGTGCAACCGATACTCTTTTTGCTTCTTCCGAACTACGCCATGCTCTTTCTTCTCTCTCTCTTTCGACAGTAAACTCTCTGTGACTACGTTCAGCTTCAGCCTCTGCTTTAATCTGTTGAGCACTTTTAAGGAAAGACATAAGATTATTAAGTGTAACCTGTTGAGGAGTAGGCGTACGACTCCTAGTGTACATTATGTCTGATAAGCTCGGTACTTGATACGGTGTTGCCATAATTTACTCCCTAATTGCTACCCCTATGTAGTGCTAAGGCCACGGGCTAAAGAACTCAGGTTTCCAATCGCCGGAACCCTCTTTCAGACTCTGTCCAAACCCAACGTTCGTGTATCCAGAACCACCATTACCGCCGCCTCGGCCTGCACCAGCCTGAGTAAGCCCGAACATCTGTCCGAATATACCCTGCAGTGCACCCAGTAATGAGCCTTCAATACCACTCACACCAGCTTGATACTGTTGTCCAATATCATACTCTCCACGTCGTTGGTCTAGTCCCATCATGCCTTGTTGTAAGCCTAGTCCTTCCAATAAGCTCTGAATGCCAGAAATATCTTGTCTCTGACCAAGCTCAGCCATTCCTGCTTCTGTGCCTAATCCACGCATACCAACATCATAACCCAATTGTGCTTGTTGCTGTGCCGTACCAAATCTACCTGCCGCAGCGTCGTATCCAAGTTGAGCTTGCTGTCCAAGTGTTCCTAGTCTACCAGTTTCTGCTCCATATCCAAGAGTTGCCCTCTGGCCAAGCGTTCCTAATGCACGTAAAGCCGCTGTTTCTTGTAATCCTGCCCGACCGTATGCGGCACTTCCAGCTGAAATCATATTGCCGTCTTCATCGAACTGCGGAGCACCATAGGCACGTTGTGCCGAAGTTAACTGTTGACCTAAAATGTCCTGACCATATGTTCTTTGTAAGCCAGCTTCACCTAGTAATTGGTAAAGCCTCCGTGCTTCCGCACCCTGTTCACCGTAAAGCTGTTCAGCCTCTGTAACTCTTCCTAATCTTTGTGCACCCGCAATATCAGCACGAGTCCGTGCTTCTCCAAGTGCTGCTTGCCTCTGGGCTGTTGACCTTGCTGCCCTAGATTGAGCTGCGGCCAATCTTTGTTGAGATGTTCCTGAGGCATATGCTTGTTCCGCTTGTTCTTCTGTAAGTTGCTGTGCAAAACTTCCAAGACCATACGTTTCTGCTTGCTCTGCACCAGTAAGTGCAGTTCCTGCTCTTCCAAGCTCATATGTACCCGCTTCTCTGGCGGCTTGTTCAGTCAGTCCTGCCGTACCAAGTTGATACATACCTGCTTCCTCTGAGGCGGCTCGCCTGCGAGCAGCTTCTCCTGTTCCAAAACCCGCAGCTGCTTCAGTCTCTTCTCGTGCAAGCCTAGCTCTCTCCAACCCATATGCACCAGAAGCAAGTGCTTCTTGATATGCTCCACCTGCTGCACCTAACTGCTGTCCTAAAATATCTCGACGATAAGTGCCAGCCTCCTGTACTCCTCGTAATCTTTCTCCTGCTTCTGCTTGTTGGCCGGCGGCCCTCAGCCCGGTGAGAGTTCGTTGTGTTTCAACATCACCAAGTTCTTCTCCTCTTTCTGCGACCATAGTCTCCAATGCTTGACCACCGCGTTGGGCCATCATTCTACCAAGCATTGATTCTCTTCCCGCTGCGGTAAATCCAGTCTCAGCTTCTCTTTCTCGTAGCGCACCTCTTTGTGTCCGCAATTCTTCTCTAGCTCTCTCTCCACCTTCTACGAATCGTCTCTTAGCAAGAGCCTCTCGCCTTCCAAGGCCTGCCATCGTTCCCAATCTTTCTGCTTCGATAGCACCCGTTGCTGTCTGATAGGTTCTTCCGGCGGATGCCTCTTCTCTTCCTAGTCTTTGTTGTTCTATTCCACCTACACCAAGTCTCGCTACTTCTCGTTGATACTCAGTACCAGCCCTAGCTGTCCTACCGCCAACTCTTGTGATTTCAGCGGCTTCCTCTTCTCCGGCACGAGTAGCCTGCCCTGCGTATCTACCTGCTTCAGCGGCATATGCCTGCTGTGCACGCCCAACCTGACCACCAACACGTGCCTGCTCAAGAGCAAGTCTCTGTCCAGCTCTACCAGTTTGCCCTGCAATTCTAGTCTCTTCCTGACCGTAAATACCTCTAGCACGTTCTGTGGCTTGTCTTAATCTTGTAGCCTCTAAGCCTTGCGTACCATATCTTGCCTGTGCGGCTTGTGCCCGAGAAGCAATCTGAGCGGCTTCGAGAGTACGAGCAGTTCCAGCCTGAGCTAATTCTGCAGCTATAGCTTGTGATTCTGCTCCAGCATCTCCATATAAAGTCTCTTCTCTTGACAGTTGGTCTGCAATTCCTTTTGCCTCTGCACTTGTCTCTCCGTACAATTCTTGCACTCTAGCAAGTTTCTCTCTCCGTGAAAGTGTTTCATATCCTTCTTTACCTTCTTCTGTACTGTAGCGAGCAGCTGCACTATTATATTCTTCTGTCAGCCTTCTATATTGTGGACTGCCAGTGCCGTATTGAGCTTCAGCGTCAGCAAGTTGCTCCGCAAGCTCATCCCTTGCAAGTTTAGCTTGTTCCGTAGCTTCTGCTTCTCTCTTCGTAATATCGTCTTCAGTAATTCTTAATTCTTCGCCAGCTTCATACTTCTGCCTCTCTAGGGCCTCTTGAGTAATACCTAGTTGAGTTGCTTCCTCGTCAAGCCTCCTATCTAAGTCTTCTGTTGTAATACCAAGTCGGTCCGCTTCCTCTTTTTTTCTTGCGTCAATGTCTGCGGTTGCTAGAGTATATCGTTCGCCTACAAATCCAAGTTGTGCTTCCTGCGCATCTATCTGCCTTTGAAGTTCATCTCCACGGTATCCATATTCCTCAGAAAGAAATGCTTGTTCTTGTGCTCTCTGGTCTCGCAATTGGCCAAGAAGGGTTTCATAACGACCCATTTGCGGTTGCATAACGAACTGTTCAATGGTCTCTCGTGGAATGTCCGGAAACATCTTTGCAAGATTATCATAAAAATCATCTCCCAATAAACCGCGTTGGCCCTCAGTAAGACCAAGAGTATTAAGCAAATCTGATAATGGGTCACCCGTATACTGTTGCCACTCAGGAAATGGACCTTCTTGGCACTGTGCAATCTCGCCAGAATACTCGTATCCCTCACACGCTACTTCAGCGTACTGAGTGCCGTCCCATTGAAATTCTACTCTAGTATTAATCCACATAGTATTATTATCTTCCGTATCGTCTACGCAGTTGAAATGGGTTTAGGTCTAGTTTAGATGGTGTACTCATGGCAGCTATTGATGGTGGAACTCCCATTGACATTGGATTTGTTCGTCCGTACAGGCCACTTAAGTCAGGAGCAATTGGATTATAAAGTGCTTGTGGTCTACCTGCACTCATAGTTTGGTACAATCTCCAATCTATTTCTCCCTTTGGAATTCCTGTCTTCAGCATACGCTTCTGAAACTGTTTATATGTTTCTGCCTCTTGTGTGCCAGCACCTGCCCCTCCAAAAAGACTTGATAGTGCCTGCTCTTGAAGAGCAGCTGTTCCAAATTGCATGGCAAAGCCCGATGCAATAGATTCTCTGGAGGCCTTCATGATATCTCCAGCACTGCGGATTTGAGTATTGATTTGACCAAGGTCATATTTTATTTGCTTTGCCTGAGGTTTACGAAAATATTCTGTTTCAATATTAGCGATGTCAGCTTCATTTATTTCCTTCCCCTTAAATCCTTTAGCTTTTTTATGTGTGAGTGCTTTTGATAGTGCATACGCCGCAGCTGCAGGAATGGCAATCGAACCAAGAGTACTACCTACAGCAGTTTTAAAAACATTTTTTGCTGCCCACTTTGCGGCTTCTCTACCAAGAGTACCTCCAATGAATCCACCCCAAGTACCTCTTTCTGCTATATCTGCACCTACACTCTGGGCACGACCTGCCTCTGCTTCTTGCTTTCGTGCAATGTCTCTTTTGGCCTCTTCTTGCTGTTCTGTTTCTTTCGCAAGCTGAATACCAACTTGAGACCTTCCAATGCTAGCCATAGCTGCATTCCTAGCGTCAATTGCTCGTAACTGTGCTGAAAAAGCATCAGCCATTACTCCATCTCCTCCCATACATTAGTCGTCACCAGTGTAGAGTCTCTCTCTTCAACTGGTAAAAATTCTGTATAATATAATTTTGCTCCCAAGCGAATATATAATCTCAAGTTCTTTCCGGGAACTCGTGCATACACTCTTTCTCCGTCTAGCATCTGCGATACTGCAGGTGGCTTATCCGAAATAGTAATAGGACGCTGTGTCATATTCCTAAGTTTTCGTTCCTGAGTCTGCACTAACTTACTCGCTTGTATATAGGTCTATATTCAATAGACATATCATTTATCTGTATTCCTTCCGACGTGCCTGTGGCAGTAGTCGGATTTGTAATTTTAAATCTTATACTCTGACAAGAGATGGGACTGCTTGAAGTAGCTCGTAGTTTTTTCCATCCTGTTCCCGTACCACTGAAATTACCAGTAAGCTGGTCTGAAAAACTTGTGCTACCGTCCGTAGCATAGTATATCGGTTGTGTCTGGTCATTGTCGCTTTTATAGGTGAGAGTAAGGCCATAGACTTTCTTTACTCTACCGGGGTCTCCAAAATCTATATCTTTCGTTGTCACCTTAAAATTCTCAGCTGTAATATCACGGATGTCATCCGACCATTCTTTTACACTATAATTATCAGTAGTAGAATTCCACAAGTTACCCCCTGAATAAGAAGTCCAGTTTGCATTAGTGTTTGTCCAAGTCAAATCTGAAGTTGTAAGATTCTGATAGGTAGTTGTCATGTTACCATTCCAGTCAGAAACTATATTACTGCGATTGACGTTCGTATCAAATGCTGCCTGTCCCGAGACCCAAGAACCTGTACGAAAATCGTATACGTATACATCTCCATCCGTAGCAAAAGAACTCTTTAAGATAATCAGGTAATATTTCTTAGGATTATACCCTATGACAGTATTAGCATTAACATAATCTTGCCAAGTAGACTCTTTTACTTTGTTTCGCAAAAGATTCGTAACATTATTTCCATCATACAGAAAAAGACCAAACTTATTTATCCAGCATATACCAAACTCTGTCTTAACTGATGCATGTGGATGTTCTATACCAGAGAAGTCTTTTATATCTTCCAAAAACCAATTGGCGGGAGAAGGAGAAGCTATATTAAGTATGTAAAGCTTTCTAGTTTTGAACGCTAGTAATCTATCTGAATATTCCTCAAGCTTAATAAACTCTTCAGAATCTCCCTTAACAACATCAATAAAATAACTTCTAGGAAACGTATCAAACTTACCTACAGGAGTATACATAATCCTATCACGCATCTGAACAGCCTGACCATCCTCGTTCTCTGTTTTTATATTAGCTACAAAACATCTTCGATTCGCCACTACCGCAGTTTTATATCCTTCTCCATTGCCTGATATCGTAATCTTACGCTCAGAAGGAAGAAAGCCATTTAATATTTCATATGTTTCCAGACTTGGAGCCAGAGATACAACGCTATTAACATACACTTGGTCGCCACTATTTTTTACCCATGGAGAGTACTGCCCACTTAGCCCTGCTCTTGCACCACGTGCCATATCAATATCCATCAACAGTGCCCAAGGGTCATCTGTGCCATCTGCTCTTACATAAATTCTTGCACCAGATATCCTTTCATCAAAGGCGGCGGTTGCGTGCAAATTCATTGTCACTTTATAATTGTCGGCACTCGGTGTAAATGTGTTGTTCGACGTAGGAACATAAAGCAATGATTCCTGATGCCCGTCATAAATAAACGAAGTTGCAATCTGATACGCCACCGCATCATAACCACCACCAGATACAGACGCTGTAGCTACGCTAAATTGAAATCCAGTACCTGCAGAAGGATAGTTAGATGCATGAATAACAAGCTCTGTGGGTGCAGCCAATGTATTTACATTAGCAAACCAGTTATCAAAACTTGTGGTAGAAGTAAGACTCAGCGTACCAAAGTGCTGTCTCTTAATGTATCCATACCAATAAGGCTGGACCGCAGCACCAAAAGCAGCATCAGCCACCCTCAACGCTTCGTCGGAAAAATAATAAACAGCCTTAATAAGCTTGGTAAGAGTAGGTGTACCAGACTCATCTGCTTGAGTATCAACCACTCCACTATGGTCAAGAGTAAGTGTATTAGTTGTAGTATTCTTAACTCTTACTCCATTAAGATTATTGTCTGTATCAGAAGTACAACCCGAGATTGCTATAATATCACCCTTGCGAAAACCATTGGATATCATCACAGAATTTGTATCATCCGCAATAGTATCACTAGTACCCGAACCAGAATTATCTGTAAAATCTAAATGGCCAGAGCCGAATGTATTGCTTGATGGAGTCCCCAAAGTAAACACGGTACTATTGAATGAGTCACCCTTAAGGTCATATATATCTATCGAACCTGTAAGACCATCACACATTACAAACCAGTTCTCACCAGTATCCAATGCGGCAGAGCCTTGCTCGTGGTCAGACTCGAATACAAATGCACCATATCCGGGCGTAATATGTCCCGCCGTACCGTCTGGTATATCCGTATGTGTAGAGTCTCCACCTAACGGCTTGATTGACATTCTCTCGTCCAGAATGATATTGTCTGTTTCAGAAAGCTGATTGTCAGCAATGTCACGTGGATTGAAAGCGTCGTTCAGACCGCCGGAGAAATCACTTAGACCATAAAATGCCTTAGGCATGCAATGCTCTCCTTACCCATCCATAATAATACTTTTCTAACTCTGGTCGAGTGAGTGCTAACCTAGCATACTCCATAAGCCTGTAAGCTCTTAGTCTCTCAGGCTCTAACTTTGCGGTTGCTTTAATTGTCTTTGGTCCCACTTGACCGTCCACTTCAATTTTATTCTTATTTTTTCCATTGCAGGCACGTTGTAAAATTCTGGCAGATTTTACCTTTCCCTGATTCACCACCATATCAAAATACTGACCTTGCAATCTGTCAGGAAGCTGTTCAACCTTTGCAGGTATCCAATAGTCATTTTTATATATCTCTACAGCATCGTCCAATGTAAGATGTTTTATACCAACTTTCGGATATGCCTTTTTGGAGATACCGTACTTAGTCTCACCACCGGGGTCATCAGGGTCGTTTACATAGCCACCCTCCCTCTCAACAACTTTCTTTATTTCCTTATAAAACGGCATTATTTTTTCTTCAGTACTCTCATGCCCATCAAAACTTTCTTCATAGATACCCAGATTAAATCATCCATCTTACTTGGCGACATAGCCACTACCTTGTCAACGACCATGACACCAAGCATCACGTATTCCCAATTTTGCATTGCCCAGTCCATTATAGACCTCCCATAATTAATACTGTTCCAACTCCAGCTGTAAGCACACCTTCAACAA